AGAGTAAATGCTTTTATGGCTGGACTTCGTGGTAGATTTCCAAGAAAACCTTTTGATTTAGATTTGTTTCCAAAGGGACATCCAAGATCAACTAAAAAGTTTGAATGGTCTGGATCAGTATTTGATATAAAAACTTTTAGGAAATAAAATGTCATCTGGCCAATATAAAAGACATGACGGATTTAATGGAATTCAAGTAAAAAATGGAATGGTTGTTCGTCTTCGTAAAGACGGAACAATTAAAGCAACCCTAGGGAAATATGGAGAGTATAAAAAAGATGGCAAAAAATAAAGTAGTACAACCATTAGATATTTATAAGGCTGAAACATATACGCCAACATCTGGTATGAAGGCTGCAGCAAACCGTGCATTACGTTGGAAAAAAGAGGGTAAAGCAAAAGGTGCTGGTACTCCAATAGGATGGGGACGTGCAACTGATATTGTTGCAGGTAGAGGAATGTCTCTCAGTACTGTTAAAAGAATGTATTCATTTTTCTCTCGTCATGAAGTTGACAAAAAGGGCAAAGACTTCTATAATAGTAGTAACCCTTCAAATGGTCGCATTATGTGGGATGCATGGGGTGGAGATGCAGGATTTTCTTGGTCTCGTAAAATTGTAGAACGTGAAAAAAAACGTGCAGAAAAGGTTTGGCAGGGTAGCGCTTTTAGTCTTTAAAAGGGGGACAGGGTGGAAGATTTAAATATTGATGATGTAAAACAATTGCTTAATTTTTATAGGCAAAGAACAAATGAGTTAGAGTTTTCTAATTTACAATGGCAGTTAAGATACAATAAAATATTATCTTCTCAGTCAAAACCAATTCCAGCAACTAAAATTACAAAAACAAAATCTGAGTAACAAAAATGGAGTACATTTTTTTTGGTATTTTGTCATTTCTTCTTGCTGCAATATTTTGTTTAACAATAATTAATATTGTAGTTCGTAAAAAACAAATATCAAAAATAATGACAAGACAAAGGCAAAGTGATAATCATTTATTTTTAAAAGAGTTTTTTTCAAGAAATATCAAGTCAAAAAATAATTCTTCTCAATTAGAATTAAGAAAAGAAAAAACTAAAGTTAAAATTATTTTTACTGATGATAACAAAGCCTATTGGGTTGATAATAATATTTTTTATGTTGCAAGTGTTATTAATGGAAGACCAGATTTTAGAAATGCTGAAAAAATAGATACAACAAATATGTCTAAAAATGAACTTGACAAAATGCTTGTAATATTGGATAATTTACGTAGGGGTGATACAAATGAACGTGGTAGTTCAGGGAACTAAACAGTTTAACGAATATAATATATTCCTACGTGCTATGGGCGTAGCATTATCAAATATGCCAGAAAATGATGTAGAGTTTAATGTTTATTCTGTAGGCCCAGTTAAAATTAATGCTATGGTTTCAGAGTTTTGTAATCTTTCAGAAAGAGGAATGAAAGCACGAGGTAAAAAAATAAAATATTATAAAGTTCCTTTTGACTGGGTAGAAGAGAATATGGAATATATGAACTATTTTGTTTTTGTAAGTAAGCCAAAAGAGCAGGTATCAAAATTAATTGCTAATGCTGAATTACAAGGTAAAGAAATTGGAGTATTCAGATACTAATATGACAAAACAAGATCCAAGATTTTTTTGCTATAAAGAGGAATATTTCGGTGGCACAGAATATATGGCTAGATATTTTCATAAAAATGTTGCACCATATTTACCAGGATTGAAAAAATATAATTGTTTAATTTTACCAGGACAAACAGACAAACCATACTTTGAATTAATGTACGAACCAAAAGAAATTATTATTTGGTTGCATAACTTAGTAGATCAGTTTGGATTTCAACTTTATCATATTTTTACAGACAAAAGATTTTTAGATAAAGTAAAATACATAATTACAGTTTCTGAATATCACAGACAAGATGTAATCAATAAAACAGGAATTGATCCAGAAAAAGTATTAGTTATTTATAACGCTATTGATCCAATTGAGAATGATTTATCAAGATTTAAAAATGTAAAAGTTCCAGAATTAATTTATACTTCATCTCCAGGCAGAGGTCTTGAGATTGGATTAACTGCTTTATCTAAATTAGATTTTGATTTTAGATTAAGCATATTTAATGAAATAGTTCCAGATTTAATTAAAATTGACAATAATAATAAAAAAATATTACAAGATCCTAGATTTTTCTTTTATGGTAAAACACCACACAAAACAGTTCTAGATCATATGTCACGTTCGCATATTTTTATGCATACTAGTAATTGGCATGAAACGTTTTGCTTATCTTTAGCAGAAGGTTTAAGTGCTAATTGTTTGTCTGTTTACAGTACCTTTGGATCTTTAGGTGAAGTTGGTTCTGGTTTTGGAATGTCATATGATATAGAAAATGAAAAAGATAACGAAAAACATGTTGAAATATTTACTAAACAAATTGTCAAGGCAATTGAAACAATTAAAAATAATGGGTTTGATCCAAAAAATCAAGCAGAAACTATTAATAATAAGTTTTCTTGGGATGTATTTCGTAATGCTTGGATTGATTTTTATGAAAAGAGAATATAAATGATAATTAATAAATTAGAAACTATGGAAAAAGTAGTTGCCAAAAATAAAGGTTTGTGTTGGGTTGGTTGGGATGTTGCTGATCGTCGTCGCACAGAGGCTGGTAGAACTGCTATTAACGGTGTTAGAGTAGATGGTCAATGGTACGTCCAGACAATTTATCCACTTACTAGCAACGGATGGGATATACCGAATAAGTATAGGATGTAATCATGAAGCAACATCTTTGGAAAGACAATGCTTTATGTTTGGGTTCTGATACAAATGTTTTTTTTGATACATATGAAGAAAAACCAGAGACTAGAGAGTTTGTAGAATCTTTATGTCGTAGTTGTCCAGTTGCAAGAAAATGTTTTGCTGTTGGAGTATCTGGTAAAGAATGGGGAGTTTGGGGCGGTATTTATCTAGAAGATGGAGAAATATCAAAGGAATTTAACAATCATAAATCTAAAAAAGATTGGTCAATTACTTGGCAATCTTTAACAATGGAGTAATTATGTATACAGATAATATGCGAAGGGCATTTCATTCCATACCCGCACCTAAAAATTTTGCTATATCAATTATTGACAATGAGCACTTTCTTACGATAAAATTAGACGAGAAGTCATTCTTGCCATTAAGTCATGATGAGAAATTAGAAGCAGTAAAATATGTAACGATTGTAAAGAAGGCTTTAGAAATGGAGGGTGCTGTTGTATTAGTAACACGACAGCCATTAAAATAATGCAAACATTTTTACCATCAAGTAATTTTAAATGGTCTGCAGAAGCATTAGATTCTAAAAGATTAAACAAACAAATTTTAGAAGGGTATCAAATATTAAATGTTTTATCTGGTCAATCACCAACTGGTGGCTGGCGCAATCATCCAGCAGTCTTAATGTGGAAAAATGCTGAATATACTTTATGGGAATATATTCAATCAATGATTGTAGAAGCAAAAATACGAAATATAAAAACTGAAAAAAATGAAGAAAATCTTAATAAACTTATGAAAAAAGTTGGTAAAACATGGAATACAAAATTGCCATTTTGGTTTTCAGATGATTACAAAGTAATGAAAATTATTACTACTCATAGAGCCAATCTTTTTAAAAAAGATCCATTATATTATGGAAAATATCAATATGCTATTAATAGTCCATATAATATTCCTTGCTGTTCTGAGCGTAAAATACCGTGTCAATATTATTGGGTAACTCACGAAACTAAGGTACAATAGAGTTATGGAAATTTTAGCCATTGTGCTTGGAGTACTAACAATTTCTTTTGCTATAGCATATACTTCAGCAATCTTTAGAATTAAAAAAATGACAGAAGCATTTACAGAAGTTTTATTATCTAGAGCCGAATTAGAAGAAGCATATAAAAATTATGCAACAATTAGAAACTCTGTTGCTGAAACTGATATACATACTAAAAATTTTATTAAATTTCTTTCTGATTCTCGTGACTGGGCATTTGAATATATTGAAAATGTTCAAAAAGGAATTAAAAAATTTATGTCCGAAGTTACTCCTCAATTTGAATATTTTAATAAACAAGAAAAATTAACTGGTGGTATATTATCTGTTCCAGATTTTACAATTAAAAAAATATCTAAAGAAATTGAAGAATTAAAAAAATTTTTACCAGAGGAAAATTTTGATAGACGCTAGAGGAATTCCAACCTGTAAGTGCCCAAACTGTGGCAATGTTTTATTTAGAGCATTAGTATCATTTGATCCAGAAACATATACAATAGGAATGTATCATCTAGATATTCAATGTAATTCTTGTGGAGCATTTGCTACTGCTCCAACGCCATTAGATAATCCTACAGAAGTAGAGGATACGCTATGAAACAAATAATTTTATCAATAATAACAGGTTTTGGATGTGGTGTAATTTTTGCTGCATTCAAATTGCCAGTTCCAGCCCCGCCAGTATTTGCTGGTGTAGCAGGAATTATAGGGCTTTGGACTGGCTATGCTATACTAGTTAGAGTCACATCCTAGGAGGATAAAATGACACAAAAAGAACTTAAAGCAATACTAGCATCATATGGACGTTCAGTAGTTGGTGCGGCATCAGCACTTTACGTTGCAGGTGTAACAGATCCAAAAGATTTGTGGGCAGCATTAGTTGGAGCAATTATTCCAGTTGCAGCACGTGCAATTAATCCAAACGATCCAGCATTTGGTCGTTTA